CCACAAGAAATATATAACAGTACTTGGAGATAATGCAGACCGCAGATGTATACATCTAAGTATTACTGATTCAGCCCAAGCTGTAATTGATGATATTGAAATGGTCAGAGACCATTTATTTGGTATACTTTTTCGTGGTATAACGGAAACAGAGCGAGAATTAATGCATAAAATCTCACAAAGAATAGTAGATAATATAAGTGATGTAGAACCTAAAAGTGAAGATATTGAAAAAACAGGTGAAAAAAGTGAGGTTAAGAGTAATTTTGCACATGAAGTAATTCCTGAAATGAATAATAGTAAGCTTAAAAAGAATTTTTGGGTTAGCGCTAATACAATTAGAATGATAAATGAACTTAGAGCTGTTCATCCTAATGCTAACGTAAAGTTTGGAATAATAGTTGAAAATGCTGTTGAGCATTATTATAAATATATAAAGGAGGAAGGGGGAAGGCAAGCGTATTAACTTGTATAACCCTCATTAAAATACTCTTAAGATCTTTATAAGAGAAAAGAAACTTATGGTTTAAATTGTGTGCAATCGAATAAAATGATATAATAAGGGCAGATGGAATAAATAAAACTATACAGGAAATGAGGAGAAATCATGTCTGAGAAAACAAGTAAAAAATCTTTTTCAAGGAAGAAAAAAGTTTTATTAGTTGTAGCTGTTATTTTATTAGCCTTTGTCATAGGGATTATAAGATATTTAACATTTTCTCTTCCAGCAGATGAAGAGGCAGTTGCTGCAATGGCATCAAAAAAGGATGTGATTGTGGAGGCGGTTGGAAATACTATTGTATTTAATCCCCTGAATGAAAAAACAAACATAGGTTATATTTATTATCCTGGTGGACAAGTAGATCCTGAAAGTTTTGCTTATGCAGCAGAGAAAATTGCCGAGAGTGGAATTAAGGTAGTGATACAGAAGATGCCTTTTAATTTGGCTTTTTTCGGTAAAGATAGAGCACTTGATGTTATTGATAGTTATCCTGAAATAGATAAGTGGTATATTGGCGGATTTTCGCTAGGTGGAGTTGCTGCAAGCATGGTTGCTTCTGATAATCCAGATAAGTTTGAAGGAATTATTTTATATGCAAGTTATACAACAAAAAAATACTCTTTGGCAAACACTGATTTGAAAGTACTCAGTTTATCAGGAGGTAACGATGGACTAGCTACACCAGAAAAAATTGAAGGTGGGAAAGAGTTTTTACCAGCTAGTGCAACATATATAGAAATACCTGGAGGAAACCATACTCAGATGGCTGTTTATGGTAAAGGAAATTTACAAAAAGGTGATAATGAAGCTGGACTAAGTCGTATGGAGCAGCAGAAGACTATAATAGAAGATACTGTTAAGTTTATTAAAAATGAAAAATAGCAATTAGATTTTGAAAAACTCCTGTATTGATTGAATACAGGAGTTTTAGTTGTTTTAACAGTATGAAATTCCTTGTAAATATCATATAATAAAACAATATAAAGCTAAAGAGAGAGAAGAGAAAAAGGGAAAGGTATTTCATAATACACGTTTATTAATGAAGAGTTATAATGATTTAAAAAAACATTCTGAGGGTTTTGAACTGATCTTGTCTTTTTTACTTGTAAAAACAAAACTTGTCACCTTTAGTAAGATTATGTATAATATAGATTTGTATAATTAAGTAGAAACGTATATGTTCCAGATAGAAATATCTATAGAGAGTATATATTATTTTTTTATGTTTATTTTTTAAAAAAGTTTGATATAATATAAGTAAGATTCTAAATATTTGATTTAGATAAATGAATTTATACTTGTAGTGTAAATAAGAAAAGCTTAGTGTTGGTAGCACTAAGCAATCCTTAGAACATTTATTTTATTTTAGGGCTATTGGATTTAACAGAATAGTTAACAAAAAGGATGCTAATCTTTGCGGGATGGAGCATCTTTTTGTTTGCTTCTAATTTCAATATCAAGACCAATAAATTTTACTGAAATCTTTAAATAATGCACGAAAAGATTATTTTTTAAAACCAATCTAATTATATAAATTACAACAAAGCTCTTTATAATTAATTCAAGCATATCCAATACCACCCCCTAACTATGGTGAAGTATCACCAATAGTCCTAGGGAGATAAAACTATTCATGTCCCTTCTATATTCTCTTGAAAGGGGGTGAGGGAAATGCGCAGATAAGTGTATTAAGAAGAGGTGTATTAAAGGAGGTGAACATTGCTTGAAATTTAGTGAATTGACGTTACAGGATGTTAAAGCATATGCTAGGATTGATTTTGATTATGAGGACAGTATATTAGAGATTATCTTAGAAGCTATGAAAGAGTATATAAAAAATTGTACAGAGCTTTCATATGAGCAAATAGATGAGAAAAAGGACTTAACCCTTGTGCTGTTAGCTTTATGCAATGAGGTATATGATAATAGACAAGTTACTACACAAAAATAAAATATTAATGTTGTGATTCAATCTATATTAAGTAAATACAGCATTAATTTGATATAGGAGAAGTTTATGGAGGCTAATAAATTAAATAGAAAAATAGAAATTCAACAATATACAGAAGTTGAGAATGAGATTTTCCAAATGATAAGAGAATGGAGAACTGTAAAGCAGCCTTGGGCATTGGTTAGATATCTTGGAAGTGAAGTAAAGAAATTCGAAGATATAGGTAAAGAAGAGCTTCATGTAGATTATGTAATAGTTATTAGATATAGACCAGGAATAACTACAGATATGAGAGTTAAGTATCTAGATAAAATACTTAATATTGATTCAATAATTAATATTGGGGAGCAAAATAAGGAGCTATGTTTACTTTGCAAGTTCCAAGGGGAGGAGGATTTTAGAGCTTGATTAGTTATGAAAATATTTTAAAAGCTATCAATAATCTTCTAAAAGTTAATCTTCCAGAAGTTAATAGAATATCTGATGAAATAATCAGTAGGTTTAAGAAGCCTGCTTTTTTTACGCAGTTAAATAGCACATTAGAGAAGGATGTTAATGATTATTTAGAGAAAAAGTAACAATTAATATTATTTATTTTTCAAATGTTGATTCTAATGTAGATAATGTAAAAATGATTGATAATATCGTTCAGTTTAAGTTTGATTTAGATTTCAGTAATACTTGTGAGTTCATTGAGATTGAAGATGTATATATACCTGAAAGCATAATAAATAAGGGGTTAGGGTATAGTGAAGAAAACTTTTAAAGCAGTTTTACCTAATGTAGCAGCTGACTATGAAGGAGTTATAAACTTTTCAACTGATAAAGTGACAGTTCAAGGCAAGGTATATTCTACCTCAGAATATTGCACAAGAATTGCAGGAATATTAGCAGGATTATCATTAAGCAGAAGTGCTACTTATCTTGTGTTAAATGAAGTTGAAGCTATTGAAGAAAGTGAAAATCCGGATGATGCTATGGACTTAGTTAAAGATGATATTAGAGAAACTTTTGAAGATTCTTATGTAGGCTAAGTTATTAATGACTATGATAATAAAAGCTTATTTTTAGCTGCAATAAATTCATATTTTAAGGAATTAGAAGGAGATAATATCTTAGATTCTAATTCAGAAAACAAGGCTGATATAAAT